ATGAAAGATCTCATGGAATGAGAACGCACTAATAACAGAAAAAAATCGCAAGCGCTTCGCGCAACGATGGATGACTCGTCCCGTATTTAGGAGATAAAATGAGTAGACAACCCAAAGACGACAATAACAATCCTATACCCATTTTACCCCTCAAAGCTAGTGGTGGACAATCTGTTGCTATTGCCGCAGCATCAGCACGTTCTACAGCTGTAACTACACAAGCTGTAACACTACATGCTACTGCTAACTGTTTTGTTGAGATTGGTGATTCAACTGTAACAGCTTCCACATCAACTTCCCACTATCTTCCTGAACTACAAACTTATGACATCTCAACTGGCATCTTATTTGGTACAGCAGACGAACGATTCATAGCAGTTATTAGGGATACAGCAGATGGCGTACTGTACATATCTGAGCGTAACTAATGGCTCTACGTCTTAGGCTAAGTGTTTCTGGTGGACGCAACTTCCGTAGACGTTTAGTCTCACAAAGTAAATTTATTGGTAATCTTATTACCGAAGATGAACTGTTTTTACTAACTCAAGATGGTCGGGGATTTGAACTTAACCAATTGGTCGTACCTCAGCTTCAAAATATTACCACCCAAGATAATATACAACTCTTAACTCAGTCGGGCCAGCCCATTGTTACTAATCAAAATCTTGTAGACAATACCCAAGGTCTTTTAACTGAATCTGGTCTTGAATTTATAACGCAAGATGGACGTAGTATACTTGTTAATCATATGTATGTTCCTACCTTCCCCGGTCTATTAACTGAGGCGGGTTTAGACATTATAACACAGGATGGACGTAGTATACTCACTAATGCTCCTGATTAACACTTTTGATTTTGACATTATAGTTGATGTATGCAAAAATACATATAAATAATGTGAAGGTACAAAATAAAACTCTACCTAAAAGGATATATTCATGGCCAACGTAAAAATTACAGAACTCACTGAGTTATCTGCTGCTGATTCTAATGATGCAGACGTATTTCCTATTGTAGATATAGACGCTGATGCTACCAAGAAGATTACGATTGCTTCACTGAGAACTACTGTAGCTGCTGCCAATGATTTTGTAACATTTACACGTTTAAACGCAAATGTTAATACAGTTCAAAGTAATATAGCAGCTACAGTTACAGAATCTACCGCTATTGAAGCTCGTCGTGTAGCAAACATTGCTGGAGCTGTTTCAACTATTACCACTGGTAATCTAACCACTGATCGTGCTCTTGTAAGTGATGGTTCAGGTAAAGTAGCTGTTTCTGCAGTCACTGCTACTGAGATTGGATATGTTGATGGAGTTACTAGTGCTATACAAACACAAATTGACACTAAAATTGCGACCACTGACTCAGCTGCTAACGATTTTGTAACTTTTGCTAGGCTAGACGCTAATATTGATGTAGTTTCAGCTAATGCTACAGCTGTAGAAGCTAGACGTGTAGCTAATATAGCGGGTGCCGTGTCTACAATTACCACAGCTGATTTAACTGCATCACGTGCGCTAGTAAGTGATGGGTCGGGTAAAGTAGCTGCACTTGCTAGTGTAACGTCAACTGAACTAGGATATTTAGATGCTACTTCTAGTGTGCAAACTCAATTAGATACTAAGATAGCTACCACTGCAAGTGCTTCTAATGATTTCGTGACCTTTACACGATTAGATGCTAATATAGACGTAGTTTCCGCTAATGCCGCAGCCGTTGAGACTAAGCGTGTAGCTAATATAGCAGGTGCAGTATCTTCAATTACTACTGCAGACCTTACAGCCTCTAGAGCCGTTGTATCTGATGGTTCAGGCAAGGTAGCTGTATCTGCGGTTACCGCTACAGAGATTGGATATTTAGATGGTGTTAGCTCTGCTATACAAACTCAGTTAGATACCAAAGGTACTACTACTGAAGATACAGCTATTGAGGCAAGACGAGTTGCTAACATTGCTGGGGCCATTTCAACTATTACTACTGGAAATTTAACCGCTTCTAAAGCATTAGTATCAGACGGTAGTGGGAAAGTTTCAGCCTCCGCTGTTACTGCTACTGAGTTAGGATATGTTGACGGAGTTACATCTGCTATACAGACTCAGATAGACTCTAAACAAGCTACTATAACAGGTGCAGCTACAACTATTGATGATGCAGATTTAACTGCGAGTCGGGCTCTAGTTTCTGACGGTTCAGGAAAAGTAGCAGTATCAGTTGTAACATCTACAGAAATTGGTTATTTAGATGGTGTTAGCTCTGCTATACAAACACAATTAAATACAAAAGCTCCTTTAGCTGGGGCTACATTTACTGGTCAAGTAAATATGAGTGATGACTTAGTTGTCACAGGTAACTTAACAGTTAATGGCGATACCACAACTGTTAATTCAGAAAATAAAATAATTCAAGACAGATTTATCATGCTTGCTAATGCTGTATCGGGTGCTCCTAGTGCAGATGTTGGCATATTCTTTAATCGTGGTACTTCTGGTAATGCTGCTCTCTATTATGATGAGTCAGCTAAGTTTTTTACACTATCCGAAACTAGAGATCCTGATTCTAATATTGCTATTAGTCCTACTGGAGCTGCTAATCTATCTGTAGGACAATTTACTGCTACCTCAGTTAAATATAATGGCGCAGATTTAAATACTGCAATTACAGATAACCGTTCGGGTGCTGTATCTACTGTTTATAAAGACAATTTAACAGCTTCAAGAGCTGTTGTATCTGACGGTTCAGGTAAGATTGCTATTTCTGCTGTAACTAGTACCGAAGTTGGTTATTTAGACGGAGTAACTAGTGCTATACAAACACAGATTGACTCTAAACAAGCCACCATTACGGGTGCGGCTACTACTATTGATGATACAAACTTAACAGCTTCAAGAGCTGTAGTTTCAGATGGAAGTGGTAAAGTTGCTGCTTCAGCAGTTACCGCTACTGAGTTAGGTTATGTTGATGGTGTAACTAGTGCTATTCAAACCCAAATTGATTCTAAACAAGCTACCATTACTGGAGCAGCTACCACTATTGATGACGCTGACTTAACTGCTTCAAGAGCTTTAGTATCAGACGGATCTGGCAAAGTAGCAGTATCTGCTGTAACTTCGACTGAGGTAGGTTATCTAGATGGCGTATCAAGTGCTATTCAGACTCAGCTATCTGCTGGAGTCACAGAAGCTACTGCTATAGAAGCTAGAAGAGTTGCTAACATTGCAGGAGCGGTATCTACAATTACTACAGGCAATCTAACCGCTTCTCGTGCTTTAGTATCTGATGGGTCTGGTAAAGTTACTGCCTCAGCAGTGACTGCTACTGAACTTGGTTACGTTGATGGTGTGACTAGTGCAATCCAAACTCAAATAGATTCTAAACAAGCTACTCTAGCAGGTGCTACTCTAGACTTAGGTACATTATAAGAAATATATTGACCAGTTAGGTTAAATGTGATAGAAAGGTTACTATGACTACAAAAGTTGATAAATTTTTAGGCGGTTTAGGAATAGATGCCACAAATAAATTAGAGCTTGCCTCTAACGCTACTGTTACTCTTGGTAATGGAACTGCCACTGGTAATGTACATGTTGGCGGAAATATTTCTATTGGTAATATTAGTCCTGGATCTGCTAAATTAGCTGTCACAGGGGATGTAACAATAACAGGGACTCTTGATTGCGGCACACTATAAAATAGAAAATAAGGAGCAATAAATGGCTACAGCACTACAACTTAGGAGAGGTACAACCGCACAGAATAACTCGTTTACAGGTGCTGCTGGCGAACTCTCATATGATACAGCAACTGAAGGGTTGCGTGTACATGATGGATCTACTGCAGGTGGATTTGAAATTCTACCCTCTGGATCTATCTTACCTTTTGGAGGCACTTCTGCACCAACAGCTGCATTTTTACTCTGTGACGGGTCTGACGTAAGTAGAACAACTTATGCACGACTATTTGCAGTAATCGGGACTGCTTATGGTGCAGGTAATGGATCTTCTACTTTTGGTCTTCCTGATTTAAGGGATAGAGTCCCCTTAGGTAAAGGTTCTAATAATAGCACTTTAGGCGCTGAGACTGGTTCTGCTGCTGCATCTAGTGTTATTACTAACGCAACATCTACTACCGGTACATCTAATACTGGTACTGGCACAACAGGTACTGCTAATACAGGTACTGGTACTTCTGGTAGTACTGCTTCTACAACAGGCACAGGTACTACTGGCACAGGTACGACAGGTACAGGCACAACTGGTACCGCAACTTCTGGTAGTAGAACTTCTACAACAGGTACAGGTACTACTGGTACTGGTACAACAGGCACAGGTACTACTGGATCTACTACTGCAGGTAGAACAAATACAACAGGAACTTTTGCTACATCAGCAAAAGACTCTGCAACTGGTACTGCTCTAACTGACAACGTAAATGCTGCACATACACACTCTGTACCAGGACTCTCAGTTCCTGGTTTATCTATTCCTTCACTTTCGGTAGCAAGCCACAATCACGCAGTTCCTGGACTATCTGTTCCAGGTTTATCTGTTCCTGGTCTATCTGTTCCTTCACTTTCTGTAGCAGGACATACGCACACAGTTCCTGCATTAGCTGTGCCTGGACTATCTATTCCTGCTCTTACAGTACCTGCATTGAGCATTCCTGCTTTAACTACAACCTTGCCAAGTAGTGTTGTTAATTATATAATTAAAACATAACTGTTAATGGGGGAAAAAATGTTAACAATGTATAAAGTACAATACAGACTACAAGGACAAACTTTTAAGAAAGCTATTACTAAAGTGATTGAAGATGGAATGACAGATGGTAGTGTATCTCGTTATTTTATGAGAAAAGATGGTTCTAGAATAGAAGTACCTCTTACTGCTGAGTTTTATTTTGACGCAGATCGCGCTACTTTTATTCAACAACTTCATGATTCATTTGCTAGATCAAACGATGATGCAGAAGAAGCACCTATAGTATCAGGTAATATACCAGGTATATCACATCCAGCCAATTTATAATAGAAAATACTATGCTTAAACCTCCTGTAGAAATTGTAGATGCTTTGAATAAAGATACTTGTACATGGTTGTATAATGTTGCTGATACTAATCCAGCTGCTTTTATTAATGATAATCAAGTTATAGGTATGTTTAAAGATAAGACAATACCTTATAAAAACTTACATAGAAGCATGCCAGATCCTTTTGGACAAACAGAAAGAGTTTTAAATATAGCAAGATTTATTGCTCAGAAAGAAATTATAGACTACTATGGAGAATATAGTTATCCTGAGAATACAGAATTAGTACGATGGTTTCCTGGAGATAGCATGAGCGTACACTCTGATAACTCTTGGACTAAAGGCAATGGTTTAGAAGATCAAAAAGGAGTAGAGCATCCAACTAACTATAGAACATACTCTGCAATTTTTTACATAAATGACGATTATGAAGGTGGAGAAATATATTTTCCTGGTTTTGATATTGAAATAAAACCAAAACAAGGTTCGTTAGTTATTTTTCCATCTAATGACAATTATACACACGGTGTAAAAGAAGTTACAAAATTAAATAGATATACAATTGCTGCATGGTACGCAGGACATGAGTACTATGCTGAGTAATTAAAATAAAAAGTATAGCAACACTATGCGGAGTAATTATGCCAGATAATATAAGAGAGTTAGACCAAGTGCAGGCAGAACTAGATATTCTACATGAACGTTCTCAAACTAACAAAGCGAATATTTCTTCGCACGAAGCAGTGTGTGAAGTAAGGCATAAGATTATTATGGAGAATATGAATGATATATCTAGAGAATTAAAAGTAATCCATAATAAACTAAATGATGTAAGTGAGCTTGCTATTAAAGGTAAAACTTCTTTACACACCTTACTGTGGTTTGGTGGAGTTGTAGCCGGATTAATAACTGTATTTTCTGTACTATATAATATGTTACCTAAATGAACGATAAATTTTTTAAGATTAATGTAGATAAGTTATGCAGTAGACTACCACAAAATGTAGTTTTTAATGAGTCTCAAAAAGCTATGTTACAAGGTCTAGAAGAAAATAGATTTTTTGTGCATGTAGCTGCTCGCCGTACTGGAAAATCTTATTCTGCTGCTATAATTGCGTTTGCTAAGTTACTAGAACCTGGTCAACAGGTTATGGTAGTTGCTCCTAACTTTTCACTATCTTCTATTATTTGGGACTATGTTACTGATTTAATTAAAAGTATGGAACTTGAGGTTGATAAGTTTAATCAGAAAGATAAAGTAGTTAAACTTATCAATGGATCTATTTTTAGATTATTATCAGCTAATAATAGAGACTCGTTAGTTGGTCGTGCTGCTAATTTACTAATTGTAGATGAAGCCGCGATTATACCTCATGATGAATATTTTACTCGTGATTTACGTCCTGCATTGTCTACCTTTAATAATTCTAGATGTTTATGGATCTCTACTCCACGTGGTAAAGGTAACTATTTATACGAATATTTTATGAGAGGAAAAGATGATGAGTATGATGAATGGGGATCTTCTATACATACTTGGAGAGCTAATCCTTTACTATCTGAAAAAGATGTTATGGAAGCTAAAAGAACCTCTACAAGAGCACTTTTTGCCCAGGAATATGAGTGTGAGTGGACTACCACAGAAGCACAGATATATGAGTATTTAGATGAAACAAAACATATTGATGATTATGCAGAAAATAGATACTCAGAG